TATCCTTCAACTCCCGAAGAGTATGACCGTCGTAAAGCAGCGGGAGAAAGGATCGGTTTATTTAAATGAGCGAAAAAGACAAGCTACCATTTGATGATGACGGCAGAATAGATTATCATAAGTGGATACGGATTAATGCTTTTATTAAAAAATTGCATGATATGCATTATTTAGAGCAAGAACGTAAAGCTTACGAAGAACAAAAGGCTTGGGTTGATAGAAGAAACGAAATGTTACTCGATATTGATATGATTGATAAAGTAGTAGACATGATGGACGATTATCCTGAAGCTGAGAATATTATTAATAAAATTATGAGAAGGTTAGATAATGACAAAAAATATTGAGCGGTACAGTAACGCAACTCCAGAACAAGTGAAAGAATGGCACGAAGAAGATTATTGGATGAAGATGGATTTTAATCCTTTAGTTATGTGTGTTGTGATTCCAACGATTATTCAGCTTGCGGCTATGGGTATGATGTTTGCTGTAATGTTTATGAATAGTCTTTTATTTTGATAAAGGAAGTTCTTAAAGCTCTAATAGGAGTAGGTAAGTTACCAGATAAGCCACCTGTGCTTACGTTAGGTACTATACTTACATTTGGTTTTTTAATTATATTTGGATTTCTAGGAATAGTAGCATCGTTACTCTTTTTAGCAAGTTTATTAATTTGAGGTAAATTATGGCAATGATATATGAAAGTCCCGATAAGGGTAAGACAGTATACGCAAGAGAGATAGGACAACCGTTTAATACAAGACGGTGTATCAAATCTCCTGCGGTGGCAGAGGAGCCATTGTATGAACGATTGGCAAGAGAGAAGAACGATCGAATTTGTGGAGAAGGGAGATCCGTTTAGTAAAGATTTATTATTAGCATGTTCATTAGGACTCAATGTAGGGTTCCTAATAGCACTAGTATTTTTATAGGAAAAAGAAATGAAGAATGATTATGTAATCGTGGATACTATCTCTGTATTTAAACAAAGATACATATTACCACGTAAAGCTGTTGAAGCGTTTAATGAAGAAGTAACTTGTACTGATAAGTTAGCAAAGTTATGGTCTCACGAAGCTGTTGAAGCTGAAGAGGTAAAGGAATTCAGTCAAAGATGGTTAGGAGAAACTGTAACCAATATAGATTTTGCTGATACTGAAAAAGTACTTAAACTCTTTAAAGAAGATAACGAACAATTATCTGAAGAATGGACTCAAGCAAAACAACTTGACTACATTAACGATTGGGAAGATAAAACTCCAAAGTCGTGATATACATATACGGCAATAAGTCTTGTCAATTCTGTGATAAGGCAAAAGAAAAAGCATTTGATTTCTACGGTGAGTATAAATTCCTTGACATTGGGCTCACAATGTATTATAATCAATTGAAAGAATTAAACGTAAGTACAAATGTGTTACCTCAAATCTTTGAAGACGAAAGGTATATAGGTACTTTTTATCACTTCGTAAAGGAGTGTCAATATAAAATGAGTGAGGACTTAGATTAAATAATGTTAGACGAAAGAATCAATAAGATATATCAAAAAGAATTATCACGCCAAAAATTAACCACAGAACTAATTGCTTCAGAGAACTTTGCTTCGAAGGCAGTTATGAAACTTTGTGGTTCAGAGTTTACAAACAAATATGCAGAAGGATATCCAGGAGCTCGTTATTATAACGGTTGCGAATTTATGGATGAAGTTGAAACAATAGCAATTGACCAACTAAAAGAATTGTATGGTTGTGAATTTGCGAATGTTCAACCACATAGTGGAGCAAATGCAAACCTTGCTGTATATAAAGCATTCTTAACACCAGGAGATACAATCCTTGGAATGGATTTAGCAAGTGGTGGACATTTAACTCATGGAGCACCTGTTACGATTTCAGGTAAATGGTTTAATGCTCATACTTATGGTGTTGATGAAAATGGTTTAATTGATTATGATGAAGTTGCTCGATTAGCTTTAGAACATAAACCTAATATTATCGTTGCTGGTGCAAGTGCATATCCTCGTCAAATTGATTGGCAAGCCTTTCGAGATATTGCTGATGATGTTGGTGCACTACTTATGGTTGACATGGCTCATTATTCTGGTTTAATTGCCGGTGGTGTATATGACAATCCTGTTCCTTATGCCGATGTTGTTACTTCTACAACTCATAAAACACTTCGTGGTCCTCGTGGTGGAATTATATTATGGAACAATCCTGATTATACAAGAAAGATTAATGGAGCAATATTTCCAGGTACTCAAGGTGGTCCATTAATGAATATCATTGCTGCCAAAGCACAAGCATTCATTGAAGCAAATCAACCTTCATTTAAAGATTACTCAAGAAAGGTAGTTGAGAACGCACAGGCATTAGCAAAAGTATTAAATGATAGTAAAACATTAAGTGTATTATCAGGTGGTACTGATTCTCATATTATATTGGTAAGTTTAGTTGACTCTGAATTGAGTGGAAGAGAAGCTGCTGATATCTTAGAGAAACATCGTATTACAGTCAATAAGAACGGTATTCCTAATGATCCTCGAAACTTTAAAGAGACAAGTGGAATTCGTATCGGAACAGCCGCGGAAACAACTCGTGGCAAAACTAAAACTGAATGGGAAGAACTCGGTCATCAAATCGTTTCTATCCTTGAGGATCCAACACAATGGTAGACCACCCAACAATGGAAATCATATTTAGACAGTTACAAGATCCAATGATCTTTGGTCTCTTAGCAATATTTCTAACGCCAATGATCTTTGGTGCAATCACTGTTTATTACAGTTTAAAAAATTCAGGATGAAATACAACAGATTAGCTTCCGCATCTTACGGCGAAGGTCGTAGGTATTTTAAATGGTGGTTAACAGTTTGGTGCCGTAGAAATGTATAAATAGTTCTATGGCTTATTCTAAAAAAGTTTTAGACAGATTCGAAGCAGTAACTAATAATCCTGCCGCACATGGAGTTGGAAGGTTTGATCCTAACGACCCTAATGTTGCTACAGGAATGACAGGTGCACCTGCTTGTGGAGATGTAATGAAACTCGATCTCAAATTAAATCCTGAGACCGAAGAAATCGTTGATGTTAAATTTAAAACTTATGGTTGTGGTTCAGCAATCGCAAGTTCATCAATGTTTGTTGAGATGTTAATTGGTAAAACAGTAGAAGAAGCAAAACTAATTAAAGATCGTGAAATCGCAGAAGCTTTAGAACTACCGGCTATTAAGATACATTGTTCTGTATTGGCAGAGGACTCAATTAAGAAAGCAATTGAAGATTGGGAAGAAAAGAAAGCAGGTCGTAATGAATCGTGGATTGAGCGTCATACCAAAAGGACATAACTCAAATGTATGAATATAAAACAAAATTAATTAAAGTGGTGGATGGAGATACTGTAGATGTCGATATTGACTTGGGCTTTGGTGTTTGGCTTCGCAACGAGCGTGTACGTATTATGGGAATTGATACACCTGAGTCTCGTACGCGTAACAAGGTTGAAAAACTATTTGGAAAAGCAGCAAGCAAAAGACTCAAAGAACTATTAGGTAAATCACCAGTTCTTAAAACACAAATTGCCAGAAACGGCGAAGATATGAAAGGTAAGTTTGGTCGTATCCTCGGAGACTTTGATGTATATTGTCCAACAACAGATGGATGGAGACCAGTAACTATAGTGATGGCTGAAGAAGGTCATTGTGTACCATACTTCGGTGGATCTAAAGGTGATACTGAAGCTGCTCATTTAAAGAATAGAGAAAAGCTATTGTCAGAAGGTGTTGTTGACCAAAAGGCTTACGACAAATTAATGGCAACAGGCAAGTATAGTTAAAATAATGAAAATAACCATTGACATTTTGAGTAAACTATAGTATAATATACAGTATATGAGATATAATAATAACAATGGTGGGCTGTCAGTCGACTTGACTCCAAGAAAAAGACATCCAAAAGATAAAAGACCTCCAACTCCAATGCCATTTGATATTGGGTTGAGAAAGTTTAAGAAGAATGTTGAAAAGGCAGGAATCTTAAAAGAACTTAGAGCAAGGGAGTATTACGAGAAACCTACTGCGAAAAGGAAAAGAAAAAAGGCTGAGGCTGTAAAAAGACATCAGAAGAAATTGCAGAGCGAAATGAGAAGTTTCAATGCAAGAGGTCAAAGACATTACAGATAACTGAAATTATTTCGTAAAAACTATTGACATTCTCTAATATCTTTGTTATAATATAATTTGAGACGGTGGGAATTAAACCATGACGGCGAGATGGAATCACGGAGTTAATAGCTCTACCATTTAGGACCCACGACGGCTACCGAGTTCAGGAGCAACTTTTGAACTACCGACCGACTTACCGAACGACGAAAGTTTTGAGGTAGGTCAACTGAGTAGGGATCTAACGCCAACGAACCAACCACTGTCTCCCCTTATTTGAATAGAGTTTATAATATGGCATTAGCAAGAGGTCTATCAACGATTTCCACTCGGAAACGTAAAGTAAAATTAACAAAAGCAAAATTGGCTCAGTATGAGATTGATTGGCGCAAGCATAATAAATGGTGTAAGTCTAAAGGTCTTCACGATTTGCGTTACTCTACTCTGAATGAATATATAAATTATTGTCTAGGAAAGGTCAAACCTAAATCTGAATTTAAGCCTTATCAGCCACCTAAAACTTATCGTAGAGAGGATCCAAAATATCCTAGTATGGAAATTTCTGCGAATTCTGGAGGTCAAGGTACAAAGAAAGAATCTCCTAGATATACTGGTACATTAATAAAAGGTATTGCCACGATGCATAAATCAAACGCAGTTCCTGTTATTAATCAAAAGGAAGCAACAGAAATAGCGAGGATGGCAAAGTAATGACCTATTGGGAATATAAATTTGAGATCAATGAACAAGGTATCAAACTAACCGATAAGGCAGACCCTAACGAAACATATATGGTCTGCATAGATAAAACTCCACTTAATGTTGGAGATACATTCACATTAGAATTGGATGAACACAATCGTATGTTCTTTAAGAAAGACGGACCTGTTCAGACTCAATTAAATTTTGGATTTTAAATGGCAACAAAGAACGACATAACGGGTGATTCTCTAACAAGCAAAACATCTACCAAAGCGTATGATGATGGTTGGGATAGAATCTTTGGTAAAAAGGATGACGCCGATTTAGGTCTCGAAGGAGATACAAGAGAAGCAGTCCATCCTGCTGAAGTACGATATCCTCATTTGAGAGATAAAGACTTTAGGTATAAACAACAGGACTTAACGGAACTGAACGCTGACGGCAACGAAGAACGTGGTCGTTACGGTGAAGATTTATCTAAATAACTATTGACATTCATTATGATTTAGATTATAATGGTTCTATAAATTTGATAAAGTAATTATAATATGAAAACAGATCCATGGAAATTAATACAGTTACTTGAGAGAGATAACAGTCGACTATATAAAGAAGATATGTTGTCTCAATATATTGATGATGAAGGTCTCGTCAAAGGTTTATTATATTGTTTAGATAATATGATAACCTTTGGTGTTGCCGATATACCTACAAGTCAAAACGACGGTCCTGGTCTTTCTGCTGAGGATTTCTATGTCCTCGCGGACCAGCTTCGTAATCGTGAATTAACAGGTCATGCTGCTCGAGATGCAATTGTTGCCTTAAGAGAACAAGCAACAAACGAACAATGGAATGATTGGTACCGTAGAATCTTAATTAAAGACCTTAGATGCGGTGTATCTCTTAAGACAGTTAACAATGTCAGGAAAGGAACCATCCCTGTATTCACTTGTATGCTTGCCCACAGTGGTGACAACAATCCTAAAAAGATTACAGGAGATTGTGTTGTAGAATATAAGTATGATGGAGTAAGAGCCATTATTATTGTAGAAAATTCTAACGCAACGATCTATTCTCGAAATGGTAAACAACTCAAAAACTTCCCACATATAGAAGAAGCATTCAGCAATAAAATGTTTGATGATCTTGTCTTCGATGGTGAAGTTATGTCTGCTGATTTCCAAACACTAATGAAACAAGTACATCGTAAAGAAGGTGCTGAAACTCATGATGCTTATTTTGCATTATTTGATTTCATACCTCTTGATGAATTTAAGACAGGCAGAAGTTCATTGCCTTTATTGAAGAGAAAAGAATTATTAAAAGGATTTGAAATATCAGAATATTTTAAAGATTGTATTTTATTAACTGACTATACAGTTCTTAACATCGAAGATGATGCTGATAAATTCAAAGAGATTAATAATATAGCAATAGAAAAAGGGTACGAAGGTATCATGGTCAAACCTATTAATGGAATGTATGAATGTAAACGTTCCTATGGTTGGTTGAAAATGAAACCTTATATTGAAGTAACATTAACAGTAACAGACATTGAAGAAGGAACTGGTAAAAATGAAGGAAGCACAGGAGCACTTGTATGCGAAGGTCTCGACGAGGGTAAACATATCAAAGTTAATGTTGGCACAGGTCTTAGCGATGCTAACAGGGATGATATTTGGAATAATGCTGACTCTGTACTTGGTCAACTAGTTGAGATAAGAGCTGATGCAGTTACAATAAGCCAAGATTCAGATGATATATACAGTTTAAGGTTTCCGCGATTTAAATGTTTTAGAGGTTTTGAACCAGGAGAAAAGCTATGACACAATATGATGAAACAGTAGAGAAGCAAAGAGTTATGCTCGAAGCTGAAGAATGGTCGATGCACGTAAAGTCGATTCATGTTCATTCTTTTAGTTCTATGTACTACGACGACCATCCTGAAGATACTGAAGGAAATAAAATGGTCACCGATGTAGAATACAATTGTGGATTAATTAAAAGGTCTCAAGGTGGAGATTTTGTTCGTAACTTTGGAAAAGAACTCAAAGGTGAACAATTATACGACCTGTATACAAGACAATGATTAAAAAGTTTTTAAACGATATTAAAGAAGAACTTAAATCTGCTCACTGGTTATGGTGGGTAGGACTATTTTGTTTATTGGTACTTTTATGATTAAATACATATCAGCAGCAAGCGTATTGCTTGTATCAGTATATGCCTATGCAGTAGATTATGATTATGTCACTACTCAAGATGAACATTGTATGGCAAAGAATATCTATCACGAATCTCGTTCTGAAAACTTAGCAGGTAAATATGCCGTTGCTGATGTTGTTTTAAATCGTGTACGTGACGATAGATACCCAAACTCTGTCTGTTCAGTTGTATATCAAGGCAAACATAAACCTTCTTGGAAAGACTCAGGTAAACTTGTACCTATAAGAAATGCATGTCAATTCAGTTGGTATTGCGATGGTAAGTCTGATGACGCCATGGATGGTGATGCTTGGGCTGATGCATTGTATATTTCTTATCAGATAATTAATGAAGGTAAGCATCGCGGAATCACAGAAGGAGCAACTCATTATCATACGACTTGGGTTGATCCGTATTGGGCTCCATCTTTACAACAAGTAGGAACGATAGGATCTCATATCTTCTACCGTGCAGACTGAATAAATAATACCATAATATATTAGTTATGGAGTTAGTTATGAGGGTAGCAGGTGTGGATTACAGTTTAAGTAGTCCAGCTATTTGTGTACATGAAGGTGAAGAATGGAGTTACGACAATTGTACTTTTTACTATTATGTAAAACAAAAGAAGTTATTGATTGGAGAGAAAGGACAGTATCAAGCAACAATGTATCCAGATACATGGTTCAATGATCAAGACAGATATGATATTATTGGATCGTGGTCTCAAGAAAAATGTTTTGAATGTGACTTTGTTGGAATTGAAGGATACGCATTTGGAGCAGTCGGTAGAGTATTTCAAATAGCAGAGAACTGTGGTTTATTTAAACATAAGCTATGGGAAAGAGATATACCATACGATGTATATCCACCAACAATGATTAAAAAGTTTGGTTGTGGAAAAGGTAATGCTGGTAAAGATTTAATGATTGAAGCGTTTGAAAAAGAAAATTCTATTGACATTCGCGAAAAATGTGGTATAATAAACAAATCGTGGAATCCTATTACTGATATCGTAGATGCCTACTATATCTGTAAATATGGTTTCACTCAACTTAAAGAGAAGAAAGATGATAGTAATATTTAACGGACCCCCAGCTTCAGGTAAAGATGAAGCAGCTAGTTTATATAAAGAAAAGTTTGGTTTCGGAAATCTATCTTTCAAGTATCAACTCTTCAAGGAAACGATTAAACACTTTGAGGTTGATGAAAGATGGTTCATGGAAGGATACAACGACAGAGACCAAAAAGAGAAAAAGGAATTTGCCTTAGAAGGTATGTCTCGTAGAGAAGCAATGATTCATGTATCAGAAGATATTATTAAACCAAAGAAAGGTTTAGATTATTTTGGTAGATCAGTTGCTGAAGAAATCGAAGAAGATAATAACTATGCATTAGCCGACGGTGGATTCGTTGAAGAATTAGAACCTATTATTGAAAAGGTAGGTGCTGAAAATATTGTCATAGTTCAATTAACAAGAGAAGGTCATGATTATTCTTCTGATAGCAGAAAGTATTTCAATGGCAATATAATTAGTGAAACAACAATTGGTCATCAAACTGAAGTTGATAAAGCATATGTTCTGAAAGAAGAAATGGACATTAGAACATATCGTATACATAATAATGGATCCTTACACAATTTACAGAAGGCATTAGAAAGTATACATAATGAAATTATTGGAGAATAAAAATGAGTGTTATATATAAAGGTGAAGTAATCGAGTCAGAACTATCTAAGAATTCAAAAGGTGGAACTGAACTGATGAGACAGAGATTAATTGATAACATGGGTGAAGGTGTACTCGAAAAGGTTGCAGTACATTTATCAAGACCAAGAGAACTATATGATGATGTTCCAAATATACTTT